CATGTTGGTGAACTGATTACCACCGTGGATGCACTATACGACAAAAAGTATCGTGGCATGAGTTCTGAAGAAGTCTACGATGACTTGATGAAGAACGTTAAAAAAATCAGTATGGACGAACTGATTGAGCGCATGGTAGACGAGCACTTGGATGGTGAAGGCGACGGAGATGGCAAGGAAGGCGACAGCAAGGGGCGTCCCAAACTTAGCGAAGCCGAGCGTCAACAAATTCGTGACGAGATCAAGGAAGCCATGTTGGCGGCGGCTCAAACTGTGGACGGTGCTGGCAACCTACCCGCAGGTGTTAAGCGTCTGATTCAAGAGCTCACTGAGCCCAAGATGAACTGGCGCGAACTGCTTCGTATGCAATTGGAGTCAACCATTAAATCGGACTATACTTGGATGCGAGCTAGTCGACGTGGCTGGCACATGGATGCTGTGATGCCCGGCATGAAGACCGATCCCATGATTGATATTGCTGTGGCTATTGATGCATCAGGTTCTATTGGTGAATCTATGCTCAAGGACTTTCTCAGCGAAATCCAAGGCATCATGGATTCGTTCCCTGCATTCCGTATTCATGTTATTACATTTGACACAGACGTTTATAACCCCGCACAATACGACTCAGAGAACCTGGATACAATCTGCGACTATGAAGTGTCGGGTGGCGGTGGTACAGACTTTACTTGTATCTTTGACTACTTGAAGCGGGAAGAAATTGAACCCAAGCGTCTGGTTGTGTTCACAGACGGCTATCCATTCGGTTCGTGGGGCGACGAGAACTATGCAGATACAGTTTGGATCTTACACGGCACCACAACTATTGTTCCGCCCTGGGGTCAATATGCCTACTACGATGACGCAAAGAACTAAGGAGTCAGGCGTGGCGTGGTTTGGCTTTTGGATCTTCCTGGCTGTGTATGTTGCGTGTGAAGCGTGGCTATACAGTCAGGGACACGAAACGTTTTTCTGGCATCACAAAACAGATGTGGAGAAACAACTTCAACAGAAGGCTGTGGAGTGCCAAAAATGAACGAACGAATCGTAAAACTTTTTATGCAGTCGGTAGATTCCAAATATATTCCTCTGCCTGTAGAAGATCATATTCCTCCGTGGACAGAAAAGTTCGCCGAGTTGATTGTCAGGGAATGTGCGTCGGTTGTGTTTAAGAAGACTGGACCAAAGTCTGCGTTAAATGTGTTGGAACATTTCGGAGTTGAAGAATGATTGAAATGCGTTGGTATGTGCCTGCCATAGGCGACAAAGTTTTACAGTATCGCCAACGGGTTGATGTTGCAGTGCGAGCCGGTATGGGCTGGGACGCAAACAGTCTTGCCCAAACTGCTAACTGGCAATGGAGCCAGTGGCAAGATGTGCCTTTAGTTGCTGAGCGTGATTCATCATGTCCTTAAGGAAAAACTATGGAAGATAAATGGATTACTGTTATGATGTTGGGTCTTGTAATCGGAATGTTTGCACCGCTTGGCATCATGGAATATAGCAAATACCAATGTCGTATCGAAGCTATCAAAGCACAGATGCCATCAGATGATATTGCAAAGGTGTGCGGTAAATGATTAGAGTTGTTTTTGCTTTTGCAATTATTTTTAGTCTGTTCTTCTTTGGCATTCGTTCTGCGAGATCAATGACTGGTCAAGAGCAATGGGCATTGACCAAGCTCTTGGCATATAGCGCATTGTGTGCTATACTTACCTTTGTGTTTTTAATCACCCTTGTGGTTCTTTTTTAAGGAAATATTATGAAGCGTTTTGCTCTTGCTGGTCTTGTTGTTGCTTCTATTTTGGCAACTGGTTGCACTCGAATTGAAACCGGCGAAGTGGGTCTGCGTCGTGGCTTTGACAAACAGGTCAGCGGCAATGAACTGTTGCCTGGCTCGTTCAACCAAGTTATCATTGGCGAAGTGCTGACCTTCCCTATCAAGGATGTCAGTGTCAAAGTAGAGGACTTGACTCCACTAGCCAAAGACAACTCTACCATGAAAGACTTTGATGCTTTGGTTGTTTACAACATCAATCAAGCCAACGTTAGCGACTTGTATAACACCAAGAACAAGAGTTTTCATGCCAACCACAACGGCGACGTTTACCTGATGTATAACTATGTCTACAATGCCACTCGCAATGCTATCTACAAAGCATCACGCAAGTATGACGCACTGGACATGGCAGACAACCGTCAAGCCATGGAAGCAGAAATCCGAGAGATTGTGATCAAAACACTGGCAGAAGAAAAACTGGATGGCATGATCAATGTGAGCCAAGTATTGATCCGTAATATCCTGCCCGCAGATGCCATTGTTGCCAGTGCCAATGAACTGGTCAAAGCCAAGAACGAGCTCAAGCAGAAAGAAGTCGAAGTGGCCACTGCACAGGCCGAGGCTCGACGCATTGCCGCACTGAACTCCAACGCTGGTGCTATCCAATACATGGATGCACAAACTCGTATGAAGCAGGCTGAAGCCGCAGTGATTATGGCCGAAGGTATTCGTAACTTCAAAGGTGGCACATTGGTTTTGGGCGCTGGTGTTGTTCCTAATCTGCCAGTAGGCAAGTAAAATGCCAACAGTAGAAACTTACGTCGAAGTTGATGTAGAACTAACAGACTTCAGCGACGATGATCTAATTGAAGAACTTGAAAGTCGTGGGCTAGGTGCAGAAGTATTTGAAACTAGCTCAACAGAATTAATTAGTCAAATCTATCTTAAACGCAGACTGGGCCAAGATTACCAACATGAACTTGACCAACTAATTTACCAAACCATAGGAAGGATTATATGACATGGGAAGAAGTAAAACTAGCAATAAATCTGCTGATAATCGGGTTCGCGATGGGGTACATGTGGAATCCGATGTGGAACTTGCTCAAAAAGATTTGGAGCGAAGCAAAGAAAGCGAGGGAAGAGTGGTGAGCAATCGTTTTGATTTAGAACAAGAAATTCTTGAATGCTGGCGTGTGACCAACGACATTAAATTGTTTGCAGAACAGGGCGCCGACTTGAAAATTCTTAGTGGTTACTATGATCAGAAGTTTGAAAAACTCTGGTCCACTTTTGAGAGCATGTGTCATAATGGGAAACTTGGCTAACTATTTTGCAAACAATCGTTACCAGCCAACATGGTTCATTGGTGACCGAGTATCAGGAAAGTACAACAAAATTCCATTTGTGGGCACTGTGGGCAACGACACTCTGATTAATGACCTGCAAGGTCCTAGAGTCAGTGTGCATCTAGATTTGCCGTTGAAAATCGGCAAAGAGGTAAAATCGATTATCTTTGTTCACCCAAAAGACCTAAAAAAGCGGCAATAAAAATTTTTCCATGTAAATTACTGATTAAATATTTGCATGGAAAACCAATCTCAACTTACTGTTTCAGACCTAGCAGGCATTCAACAACTGATGGATGCGGCTGCTTCACGCGGTGCTTTTCGTGCCGCAGAAATGCATCAAGTTGGTGCAATCTACAACAAGCTCACAGCATTTCTAGAATCTATTGCGGCTCAACAACAAGCGGCTCAACCGCCAACTGACGAGTTAATTGATAGCACCGGAGATTTGCCACCAGCAACCCAAGGAGAAGAAAATGCTTAAACATATCGGCAGACATGGCGACCGCAAAGTTGCCATTCTATTTAGAGAGGTTCCTAACGAGGACCACATGTGCTTGGTAATATACCCAGACGTACTACCTACTCACATTCATGATTCTGTGATGCAGACATTGGAAAGTGCCGAAGGTCAGGCTGCTACACAGTTAGCCGATGCTTGCCATCGCAGACTGTTGCCCGACGGTCGGCCTCAACTTGAAGCCTTGCATCGCGAAGGTATGATCAAGAAGGTTCCAACCAATCAAATCATTGTTACTCCGACGCCGCAGAGCTCAGTAAAACTTGATGAACTCAATCGCATTATCAAAGAAATGGAACAGGGTGAAGCCGCTGTAAAGCGTCTACAAGAAATTGACGAAAGCACTGGTATTGTTGATCCGTTAACCAAACGCAAAGCCGAAGCCGAATTCAAGCGCCAGCAAGAACGTCAAACACAGGCACCACAACCTCCAATGATCAAGGCCGATCCTAACTCCGCCCTTGACGACAGTGCCATAGCCTCTAACATGTTGGCTCAAGCACAACGCATGGAACAAGAAGCGCAAGGTCTCATCGCAGAAGCCGCAAGGATGAAGAAAGACGCTGAAAGAATGTTCCCTAGAGTTCAGGCACCTGCGGCACTACCTAAAAAACGTGGCCGTCCTTCAAAGTCAGAGGTAGCGGCCAGAGATGCAGTTCAGTGATGAATTCCTTACCAAGTGGGAACATCTAATATCTGAAGTAATGGTAACAGATGTTCCACTTGAATGTATCAAAAAAGTTGTTATCAAGTTACGTAATAGAAAACAAAAAACTATTAATTTAGTTGCTTTTCGTAAACAAGGTCTCAATTTGGATGAAATTGAGATCATCCTTACTAGGACATTAGACGAGCTTGAAGATCAAGTCATAGACATGGACTGGGTCATCGATGCTGCCACTGTAGCAGAATTAATTCAACCCGAAACAGACAAATTACTAGAGAAACTTAAATAATGAATGTCAAACTTGTCTCCTATTCACAACCAACTGAAGAATTTGCCGCACAGGGTATCAGAGACGCACAAGAGCTCATCGCATACTGTGCTAGAGTCTCCAACCCAGCAAACCAGTTCAACACCGAAACATCAGATCGTCTTATCCGGTACCTCATACGACATCAGCACTGGTCGCCTCTTGAAATGGTTTCAGCATGTATGGAGATCATTACTACACGAGACATCGCAAGGCAAATCCTCCGTCACCGAAGTTTCAGTTTCCAAGAGTTCAGCCAGCGTTACGCAGACCCTACCGCAGAACTCGAAAGTGCATTTGTACTTAGAGACGCAAGATTCCAGGACGTCAAAAATAGACAAAACAGTGTAGAACTGGACATGTCAGACGAGCAACAACGATTGCTGTCCTACGAGTGGGAACGTGCTCAGAAACGTGTGTTACATGCTGTAAAAGATTCTTACCGGTGGGCAATTGAAAACGGCATTGCCAAAGAACAAGCTCGTGCTGTATTGCCTGAAGGACTTACAGTGAGCCGGATGTACATGAATGGAACATTGCGTAGTTGGATACACTTTATCGAACTACGTTCGGGCAATGGCACACAAAAAGAGCATCAACAAATTGCCGTGGCCTGCGCCAATGTAATAGCATCTATTTTTCCAATGGCCAATGACCTTGTAGCGCAATGATGTTATAATGTGTTATGGCAATAACACGCAACGAATACGCCGAATACACGCACTGGCAACCCGAGGAGACAAGAATAATCAACGGAAACCCAGTGCGTTTCTGTGACGTATGTGTTCACACCATCAAGATGGGAGATGTTGAAGATCCAGATTTGTTTGTAGCAGATCCAATTTGGAAATGGCAACAAACTGAGTCAGGGAAGTGGGTTATGGAAAATGCTGTAGAACAACCGTATTGGATCAGAAATATTGACACTTTGAATTACGGTCACACATACAAGATCATGGCCAGGCTCAGTGAACAGAACAGAACTTTTTGGGAACTCAAATGGGGTGGAAACAAATAGTAGAATATGTAGATGTTGTAAACTCATTACCGCCTCCTGTTAAAAAGCAAATATGGGACGGTGAGAAGTTTGTACCGTTGACGCTGTACAAACAAGTTGGTGTGCCTAACGGTGAGAAACTGCTTTGGTTGGAAAAAACATACGGGCACCAAGGGGTTTACAAAAATGGAAGATATTGGGATTACAGTAGAGCAGGCAACTTTACTGTAATGGATGAAAAAGTTTATACATGGTATCAAACGAAGTGGGGAAGTAAATGAGCAAATTTTTAATTACAGGCGGATTGGGTCTTATCGGACACAATGTTGTACGAAGACTCATGGATCGGGGCGAACAAACTGTGATCATGGACATACAGACAGACTACGGAATTATTCCTCACAGTGAACTACAGTACCTTATGGGCGAACGTTTGAAGAAGATCGATAACCATCCTGTATATAACACAGATATCTCAGCCAATGGCCCAGTAGACTATGTGATTGAACGTGAAAAGCCCAATGTCATAATTCACTGTGCTAGCTTTCCCCGACAAAAAGTTGTCAATGCTAACCCTAGTTGGGGGGCAGATGTAATGATGCGTGGCCTGATCAATCTTTTGGAGAGTGCCAAAAAGCATGGTGTAGAGCGTTTTGTATACATAAGTTCAAGCATGGTCTACGGAGATTTCGAAGACGACGTGCTGGAAGATGATCAGTGTAATCCACAAGGACAATACGGCATCATGAAACTAGCAGGAGAAGCCCTTGTCAAAGACTACGCACGCCGTACGGGCATGGAATACGTTATTATCAGGCCGAGTGCTGTATACGGTCCTCTGGATGTGGAGGATCGTGTTGTGGCAAAGTTTATGCTCACCGCGATGCGTGGTGGAGTTCTCCGAGTCAACGGTGCGGGAGAAACGCTGGACTTTACTTATGTGGATGACGCTGCGGATGGCATTGTGGCGGCTGCGACTCGCATCATGGCTAGAAATAATACTTACAACATCACCAAATCGCATTCCGTTAGCCTGCTTGAAGCCGCAGAAAAAATCGTCGCAATGGTTGGACGAGGAACCATAGAAGTCAAAGACAAAGACGCAGACTTTCCCAGTCGAGGTGCGTTAAATATAGACAGGGCTAGAACCATTCTTGGTTATGACCCCAAAGTAGATGTTGAAGAGGGATTCCGTGCCTACTACCACTGGCTTAACAATTCCGTTTACTGGTCTCCGAAAACAGTATAACAATCTCCGGCAGGAGATTTTGAATGCCACCGACGAAGTTCTTCGCAGTGGTGTTCTTATGAACGGAAACAACACTGCCGAGTTTGAACATTGGCTCAAAAAACGCAACAATGTGCAATATGCAGTAACTTGTCACTCAGGCACACACGCACTTGAAATCATTGCCTCTTACTGGCGTACCAATGAAGTCATTACTCCTCCCACAGTACTGATACCAGCAATGACCTATGTCGCCACTGCCAATGCTTTTATCAATGCAGGATGGGACGTGGTCTTTGTTGATGTTGATACGCATGGCATCATTGATTGGCGTAAAATTCCCAGCGGACTAAGTTACCAGGCTGTGGTCTTAGTAGGGTTGTACGGCACCAGTGTGATTCACTACGGTGGTGTGCGTCCTTGGGACGACTGGACTCGTCGCGATGTTATTGTTGTAGAGGATGCCGCACAACATTGGCTGGCTGCTGATTGCCGTAGAATTGGCGATGGTACTGCTGTGAGTTTTGATCCTATGAAAAACCTTGCTTGCTACGGCAATGGTGGTGCAGTATTAACCAATATTCGTGACTTATATGACCATGCACAAAGTTACAGAGACAACGGTAAAGCATCTGCACATGCTTACCCAGGATCCAATACTCGTATGAGCGAAATTGATTGTGCCCAAATGATGGTCAAATCAAAGTACCTTGATGCCTGGCAACAGCGTCGGGCCACCATTGCGCACTTCTGGATGGAACATCTAAAAGAATCGCCAGCACGTTGTCTAATAGACAAAGGCAATTCACACGATCATGCTTACCATAAATTTGTGATTGAAATTGACAACAGGGATGACGTAAAGAAGAAGTTAGCCGAGCGTAAGATTGAAACAAAGATACATTATGAGCGTCCTCTGCACGAACTAGACGGTGCATTTAGAAAGTATCCTGGTCCTGATATGCTGGCAGTTGCTAGTTCATTGAGTCGGCGTGTTCTAAGTCTACCATTATACCCTGAGCTAACAGACTTAGAAGTTGAGTACATCATTGACCAGGTAAAAGATTGCGTTTCATAAACGCATAACTTGTAAGCCAATCCCACTCGTAGCTCTTCTTGAGAGCTTCAAAGTCTCCCCCGACTTCGTCATAGTATTCCACAGCGTCTTGTGCGCCTTTCATACTCCACTGTTCCACTGTACCATCTTCAGTTAGCCATATCTTGAGTCTATATTCGTTTTCAACATCGGGCAAACTGGCTCGGAGTTTGATACATTCTCTAAACGCTGTGCGCCAACACATCCAGTTATTGGTATAGTAGTTTGCTGTACCTGATACCATAGGAACAACTTCGTGTGGTTGGTCTAACGTAAAGTCCAAGCCTTGACCAGTATTCTCTAATACCAGTTTTCGATTATAGGCGATCATTGCTTGATGTCCGTACACCAATCCATTGACAGGATTCTTTGCATGGAAGATATAGTGCTTGGGCTGTTGCATACGATCTGGTTGCCAGTCCCAGTCAAAGTTTTCGTTGATCATGAGTTTGGCAAACACAGCAAAGAACCATGGTGTTGTGCTGGCTTCAGCAGCGGCTTGATATGCCGCCACGCGACCTTTGACGTTTTGTACACGCTTGATTCTATAATTACCGTTGGTCAGAGAGTTTCCACCTACACAATTAACTAGGTGTTGATACAAATATTCTGCTTCGTTTTCACCGTTACTGATGAACACAATATCCAAGGGTTTGTCACTGTGTCTACGGTTCATGGTTTTGTCTATGTAAGGGTAATCGTATAGTTGTATTTGTATATTGCCACGAGCAACCTTAGGAACAATCACAGCACTGGCACCCGCACTTAAGGGCACAATGGTTTTTGTTTCTGTACGCCACAGTGGCACAGCAGGAATAGTTAGGGGCAACCCGTTGGTGGTAAACAATGCCAATGGGCCAGACCAGTCTGTGGATTTGACTGCATCTGCTTGACTGTCCTCATTGTGTTCTATCATGGGCATGGGTCTGCGTATGACCATGCGATCTACATAGTTTACATCCGTCCATTCCAACAATGCTTTCTTTTCTGCTGCCTCCACAAAGGTAGGCACATGCATAAAGAACGTGTCGCCAAACTTTTGTTCGTTACTGGGGAATACATGAAGCATTGTGGTTTGCCACTGCTCTGGGTGCCATGAGAAATCAAAGTCTGTGTAGTCACAGATACTGCTACATATCCAAACATACTCATGTTCGTCTCCAATGTTCTTGGCTATGCGAATTAGAGTGTCGCGATAGTTATCAAAGTAACGTACTCGTCGTGTTGTATTGGGTATTTGACCAGCGTTGCCATCCATATGATCTATTTCGTAGATCGCAGTGGCCTTGCTCACTGTGCGAACTTGAAGTTCAGCCAAATACTTAACTTCTGTGGCCCCTGGCACAGTGTATCTAGGACCACCAGTTTTTTGGTGTTGTGTGGCAAACTGGTAGATATAAGGCGGCGATCCTGGATCTGGTACCCAACTCAAGTCAGCACCTACGATGTCTACGGGCACAGTCCAATGCGTAGGATCAGGTCGCAATGTGGCTCTGGGCCACGACATGTATTTGCGTTCAATGGCACCAGGCGCATGATACTCTATAGTGGGCATTTTCTCTGCTGAGTGCCACTGATTACCAAACACATAGATGTAAGGCGGATCCCATGGATGCGGCACCCAGGATTGATCAAAGTCTGCTGGTGCTAACACACGATAGTTTTCGTCAAATCTACGAGTGGGTATTGTGTCGCTGTGATAATGATGTTCAATTGGTACAGACTTTGGAATCAAATATGTGCCAAAAAAATCTGGCCATTGAGTTGGCCACGTATGCGTGTACTGACTTTGCCAAGGCACAGGCTCCCAAAGAAAATCAAAGTCAGAGTAGTCCAATAAGTATGTTACTACCCAACAGTACCTAGTACGACTCAATCGTTGGGCATGTTCAACACTGTCTGCAGGCTTTTCGTGCGCAAACAAATTAGGTTTCTGACCTATGTAAAAAACATCAAACATGCTGAGAATAGACGAAATATATAATAATACCTTTTGGCCTTGGCTGAAACAACATCGCCCTGGCTACAGATTGTTAACCTGTGATCCTTTTGGTAGATCAGATCCAGACAGTGTGATTGGGTATGGCCGGGAAGATATACACGAACACAATTATATATTCTTCTTTGACCAAGAGCCAATTCATTTGAACATACACACTGCTACATTTGACCGGGTACAGGAATACACTCATGATATCAACAGCAAAAGATCTGGGGTGGGCATGATTTGTACCAGCGAACGTGACTCAGACAATGTTGATGCAATCTGCGCACGATATGGTTGGAAAAGTTTGTACTATTTCTTTCACGGTTGGGCTGCGCTGGATTGGTATCGTGGATACGATAAAACGTTTCTAATACATCCTCGAGATCAACGCAAACCAACTCGAACATTTATAGCACCCAATAGAATCATTGCCGGAGAGCGTCAACATAGATTAGAAATGCTGTATTGGATATTCAAACTGGGACTTACAGACAATCATATCAGTTGTCCAGAAACATGCCCGGCCGAAAACATTTCCATATACAACGCTATCAAACCTTTGCAACATCGATATCCAGACATTGAATCAGTGTTTGCACGCCAGACATTGCCCATAAACTTTGCTGGCGAAACAGATCATCCTATGCATAGTTGCTGGCTCAGTCTGTTTGATCAATGTGCTGACAGTATGGTATACTTGGTCACAGAAACTGTGGCCACAGGACGCAGGCATCATTTAACTGAAAAAACATTCAAGCCCATAGCCATGGGCATGCCTTTTGTACTGGTTGCACCGCAGGGCAGTTTAAAATATCTGCGCAGTTATGGATTTCGAACATTTGGAAGTTTCTGGGACGAAAGTTATGACGACATCGCCGACGATGCTGAACGTATTGCGGCAGTGGCTCGCACTCTTAGACAACTGGAAGACTTAGGACCCGAATACCGCAATGCAATATTTCACAGTGCCGGTGATGTTGTTCAACACAATTGGAATCATTTCTACAACGGAGGATTTGAGAAGATTCTTTGGCATGAATTGCTGGCCATGCTTGAGTCTATAGATGTTTAATTTTGTTGCTGATCGTATAATATCAGGTCGAATGTATCCGGCCCTGGCTCGTCATTCGGCCTTACCGTTTACTCCCGAATGGCGAGAGTTCACCCAACATTGGCCCCGAACTGTGCCCTTGGAACTGCCACAGTATGCAGAACTTTGGGACTACCCAACAGCGTGCTATCAAATTGATCAAGCATGGCCTGAATCAAGTTGGTACCCTATTGCCCTGGGCTGGTTTGATTTTGAACTAGATTATTTTGCCATACTACCAACACAGGTACAATCGTTGGTGAAACAGGGCAGGTTAAAGATACTGTTCTACTATCACGAAGGAGACAATCCACAGCATATCAATCATCGGCTCAGTGCCTTGTGTAAACAGCACGGCCTGGACATTGATTGCTGGCGTTTTGTCAGTGCCAACGGTCTAGCACAGAGTTTGCCAAATTTTGCATACATTGATGCACATGAATTGATTTACTGGCATCGAAATAGACACCATGGTGCATTGCCTGTCAGCATGGACACAAGACCTTATGTGTTCACTGTGTTAAATCGCACACACAAATGGTGGCGTGCCACTGTGATGGCACAGTTATGGCAACAGGGCTTGTTGAATCACAGTCAATGGAGTTACAATATTGATCTAGCACTAGGCGACGACCGACAACACAACCCCATACAAGAATATGCACTAGGGTTGAATGCAACCACTGATGCTTTTCTAGCCACAGGCAGTCATCAATGCGACAGTCTTTCAGCACAGGCACACAACGATCATCACATGTTGTGCCCAGAGCTGTTTCAGCAAAGTTACTGTCATATTGTGATCGAAACGCACTTCGATGCTGACGGTAGTCAATCACCGTTTATTACAGAAAAAACGTTCAAAGTACTCAAGCATGGTCAGCCATTTGTAATTGTTGGAACACCCGGCACCCTGGCACGTCTGCGACAACTAGGCTATAGAACATTTGATCATGTTATTGACAGCAGTTATGATTCAATCTTAGACAATACACAGCGTTGGCTGGCTGTGAATCGTGTGATTTCCACAGTGGCTCAAAATCCAAAACAAATATTTGAGCGGTGCTGGGATGACATCATACATAATCAACAACTGTTTGTAAGTTCAAAATACAATCGGCTGGAAAATCTATCACAACAACTCTATGAAAAAACCTAACAGTTATACATCGTGGCAACCATTGGAAGAAGTCATTGTAGGTCGTGCTTACAGTCCAGACTACTTTGATTTCATTGACAATCCACAGGTGCGACATCAATTACAACAGATTTTGGCCGAAACCCAAGAAGACCTTGACAATTTACAAAAGGTAATTGAACAATATGGCGCCCGTGTGTTGCGTCCTAACTTGCCTAGCCGAGACCAATTTGTTTGGTTCCAAACTGAAGGAGGAGGTGCTCCGCTGCCGCCACTGACACCACGCGACTGGCAAATCACCCTAGGCGACAAACTGTTGCGTGTGTTGGCCATGGAAGAACTCAATGACATCTGTGGTCAGTATCAAAATGTTGTTAACCCACACAAAAGCGCCTGGGATCCTGATTGCATACTCAATGGTGCGTCGGCCAGTTGTATCGTACGTGTAGGGCGTGATGTGTTCTTTGATAACTCAGATTTCTTAAAGCCTGAACAAACCCGTTGGATTGTAGACAACGTGTTGGGCCCCGAATATCGCATACACGAGGCCATTACCGATGGACACGGTGATGCTGTGTTTGCTATTCTCAAACCAGGTGTGTTGCTGAGTTCCAAGCACGATGTTAACCTAGACCTAGCACGTGACTTTCCAGGTTGGGATGTGTGCAAGATATGGGATAGCTCAATCTGGGCCGCTATGGAGGTTGGCAAGTTCAAGTATGAACAATCGCCCGGTGCATGGTATGTGCAAGGTCAAACACCTACACCCGAGTTCACACAATTTGTAGACACTTATCTGACCAAGTGGACCGGTTTTGTTGCTGAAACTGTGTTTGATGTTAACTGTTTGGTGTTGGACGAATCACATGTTATCTTTTCGGCCTACAACAAAGAAGTGTTTGACTACTGCCGTAAGCATAAAATAGAACCCATTATCTCAGAACTGCGACACAGTTACTTCTGGGATGGCGGTATCAGTTGCTGTACACAAGACCTTGTGCGCAGAGGCGGCCTGGAAACTTATCTTTAACTAAGAAAACGATGTATGGTGTCGTTGGGGCCTGTGACTTCAGGCAGGTCCAACGCACTATATTTTTTTGGCCAGGCTACTACACTAAACAGTGCTGTACTTCCAAATATGTTCCTGGTCTCTCCACGGAAGTTGTTAGGATTGTAATTTCTCACGCCCGACCAATAAAAACGATAGGGAAATGTACTTAAAAATTTGTAAATCTCTACAAAGTGTTGAGTTTCGTGTGCTTCGTAAATGATCACCGGTTGATGTTGCGCAATGGTCCACCGAGCGCCCAACAGCACTGGCCATTCATGTCCTTCTACATCAATTTTCATTAAATTAGGTGGAGGCAATGACATTGCGTCTATAGGTACTATAGTAGCCGCTACACCTTGATACTGATCACTGATAACCATACCTCCATAGTTGTTGTCTTTTTCCAGGCTAAATGTGGATATATTGCAAACCCCAAATTTTTCGCCCACTGCACAAGGAATAGCAGTGACATTAGAAACATCATCAACATTCTTTTTCAACAAACGATAGTTGTCAGGATTTGGTTCAAAACTGTAGACATGTTGCGCACAACTAGCAAACGCACGGGTATAGTAGCCTATGTTGCCACCGATGTCGTAGACCACGCTGTGTTTAGTGAGCGTGCTGACCAAAAAATTAACTTCAGGATGTGCATACTCGCCGTAGAGTTCAATGCTACGACCAATTACAGCATCGTGTATGTAGTAACTAAAGTCGGGACGATATCGTGTGGCGGCAGTAGCAATCAGAGTCATGAACACACTTTCACGCCATAGCGAAGTTCAAATCGATCTGCATCAAATCTGTCATTGACCATGGGCTCGCCGCGTATGTTTAGACTGGTGTTGAGCAGCATAGGACAGTCGGTCATCACATACCACTTTTCAAGTAGCTGTCTAATTCCCGATCCATCTGGCGGCACTGTTTGTACACGACTAGTGCCGTCAGCATGACAGATAGCAGGAAATAAGTCAGGGCGCCGGCAATGAGCGACTGTTTGCATATACCTACTGTTACGCCAGCCATCAGGCATATCAAAGTACTGATCAACCAGTTCCTCCAAAATAACCGGCGCAAAGGGTCTGAACTGTTGTCGGCGTTTGATGTCATTTACTTTCTCCTTAATCTCGCTGCCTCTAGGGTCTGCAAGGAGGCTACGGTTTCCGAGTGCGCGGGGGCCGAACTCGGCTCTTCCACTTGCCACTCCGACAATTTTCCCAGTAACCAACTGATCAAGGCAATCATTAACAGGGTAATCGCCAGGAATATTGTGGCCAAGAAAAGCACTGTTCCAGTTAATTCTACGTCCAAGAGCCAAAGCGGCAGCACCAAGGCTGCTGCCAGCGTCACCAGGACAAGGCATAATCCATATATCATCCCAATATCTCCCTATACGTGCATTGGCCACGCAGTTCAATGCCACTCCGCCAGAGTACACAAGATTTCTACTCCAGCCAAACTGTCGTGCTCGCATCATAATATTTAAAATCAAATCTTCTGCTAGATCTTGTGCTCCGCGAGCAATGTCAAAATCTGTGTGATCAGACAGATATTTTACAGCCAGGCCAGCGTGAAGATTTTCACGGAATTTCATTTCCCATTCATCTTCCACTAGACTCATTTGCATTACGTTACGCAGACCTTCCTGACCGTAAGCTGCCATGCCCATGAGTATGTACTCTTCTTCGTTGGGTCTAAGACCCACGCGATGAGTTACAGCGGAGTATAGTAACCCAATGGAATGGGGGTAGGTTTGTCGCCAGAGCTTTTGATAGTATGCTCTGCCGTTGCGATATTCTGCTCCCCAGATTGAGATTGTGTCGAACTCTCCAATGGCGTCGATGACAACGACTGTGGCTTTTTCAAACGGTGACGTTTGAAAACCGCCAGCAGCGTGACTAAGATGGTGGTTAAAACTGCATATGGGCACATTGCGATATTTACTTCCTGTGTGTTTTCGAATATGGCTTCTAACAAAGAAGTCACTGAATCGAGTTTTTTGTCCTGCATAGATTTGACGCAACTGTTTGAGCCAAGGGCGTTCATAGTATGCAATACGATTCACGGTGCCGTAGCGTTCTACGTCGGTCAACAGCATGGTGTCTATGTCACGATCATTTTTGATTTTGCTGTAACGCTCCGAGTGGCCAGCAAACAGTACGTCGCCTTTGTCTGAAATCAAACTTACCGCAGCATCATGAAATCCTGCGCTAATACCAAGAATATTCATTTGTAAATAAAAGGATCTTTTTCTCGTAACTCACGCAATTTTTTTCTGTAGCGGATCTCTAGTTGAATCCTAGCCAAAATTTTTCTAAACCAGTTCATAGCAATTTCCATTGTTGTTCGGCATAGTCTATGTCGCTCCATCTATATGTGTATGTAGCACAGGCTGTGCTGGTAGAAATTTTATACACATCTAAATATCCAGCCAACCTCGCCCATATTTGTTGATAGTCCTGGGTTCCAAAAGTTCGGTTAAGATTAACCTGACCCACGCACGGGTGCCCAATGGTGAGATTCTTGTCATCTGGATCGAATCCATTCCGGGCAAGCCACGTTCGAAATTCCTGTAGACGTATCTTTTGCCAATGGTGAGCTCCGGGGTCACGGGCCCATTCAATATCAAAGTCGCCAGCCGCTTCAGTCTGCGCTCTAAGCGCACTAGTTGTAAGTTCACTAATTCTACTATCACGTCCTTCGTCGTTGAACACTTCCCAATGGTGTTTGCCCACAGCTTTATTAACTCCAACATAAACCCCACCCAATGAACGATTAATAGTGTCAATACCAAATAACTCATAGTCCTCCTCGTCTAGGGTAAACCGTGGAGCCTGTAACCAGCACATGAGTTGGCTAGGACGTTTCCATTCTGGTGCTTCGCGATCTTTTCGCAGGCTCAGTACAAGACTTTCAAGCTCGTGACACAGTAAATTTAATTGACGTATGTGCCAACGAGTTTCTGCATCGGCCCGTTGATAATAATAGGAAATACTGCCCGACCAACCCTGTAGATCTTCGAAGTATCTGTGTAATTTATTTAAATGATTGTGTTCGACATCCCCGTCGGGCGCCACTGTATTGGCCGGTGAAAACCAGTCATTGATGTGATAGTCTAAATTTGCGGCATTGATGTGATGTATGCTGCGATTTATTTGCACACAAAGATATTCCAAGGAACGTGCAGTTCCAGTCCATCCCAGCCATGAGTAATTCTTTTCTAAATGATACTGTTTTTGCAACAATTCATTCAGTGCAGATAACCATTTGCGGCTCAAACTGTTGTCGGCCACGTCTATATACACGTCAAACAATTCGTTGTTCTCTGATCGCAGAGTCATTGTAATTTCGTCAAGCATCTATTTGCATCCACCATTTCAATACATCGGGTCTCTGACCCAGTATGTCAGTCATTGTTACTTGTTGTGTACGTATCTGTTCTAGTTTCAATATACGTTGTTTGCCTTTGATCAATCCGGCTTGCCATGAGTCTGGCCATTGTTCCTTAAATGTTGGGCGATTTTTTAATTGTTGCAAGACATCTCGCATGGCATCTGTAGAACACTCAGTAATTAACTCATCCAACCACGGGTGCAGTAATTCCCTAGGCAATGCCAATGGACTCATTGCAATATCGGGAGAGAACGAAAAAATTACTTTGGCTAGAAGTTGTACCCCATACTGCTGTGATAATCTTTCCATCGCTGCCGTCTCGAACATCCCGGGTAGTGTGAGGGTAAAGTCAAGACGCATTTGTCTGGGGTTGGTTGCAACTGCCATTCCTGCTTCAAAATTACTACAGAACTGTTCATAATCCAATCCTGTCCTAATATATTCCCCGATCTCGTTAGTTCCATCCAAGCTAGCACATATTTGCCAATCTCGTACCCTACTGAGAATATCGCGATAGAGATCCACGCCCCTATACTGTATCCTACTAAGGTTAGTATTGTATCTAGCATAAAGTCGAGGTCCATCTCCTAGCTCCACAATTCTTTGCATATATCGCCAATGCTGTTCGTACATCAATGGCTCGCCGCCCACCCAATAGATTTCTTCTACTGAATGAGACTCGACAGCTCTATTAAATTCGGCCTCAATTTGCGTATCCTGAAACGCCGAAATAGCACTACGGACTGTGGGTACCATCCAATTGTTTTTGCTATTCGACCAATCAACCATAGCGTGAGACTTCTCTTCTGTTTCCCAACTGCTCGATAGCATATCTCCACAAGTTCTGCATTTAAAATTACACAAGTTTGAAAACCTATAGTCCCACGATACAGGAACCATAGTCGTTGACCCATCCGGCAGCGTGTTGGCGAACACGTCCGAGAGTTTATGCCCGAATAAATGATCGAAGTAGGTCCTATAGACACTAGTGTTAAGGAGTTTGTCATTGCATACCTCACATTCTGGTAGAATTTCGCCGGCCATCATTCTGCGGCGAACACTGCGCATGTGGTCTGAGTTCCAGTGCTGTTCCAGCGTCAGCGGAATATATTGGCCTGTGCCAGACTTGGTATCTATATACTGCTCAAAGTTCTGCGCAGGCTCACGCGACGCACAGCACATACGACGTTCTGTCTGTGGGCTTAGATAGGTATGTACCCAAGGTGCAAGACACAGAGTAGCAGGTTTATCCTGTAAATTCATAATTCAACAGTGCGGCCATTTCGGGACAAACAGTGGCAAAATTCTGGCTGCGTTTGCGATCTAGATCTGCTATTTTCATACGTGTCATAAACCCATCCGTGGACGCACCACCGTTCATAAAATCAATTATTTTTGCAAATTCTTTGATGTATTGCACAGGAATAGGTGCTGTCAACAAGTGCTCGGTGATTGCCAATTTGGCAGAATCAGGCAAACTAGCAATGCTGAAATACCAAGCATCGTGCATCATATTCCAGTAAACAAAATTAAAACTCTCGCGATTTTGATTGATCCAACGAGCCACAGTGTCCAAATAACGCACGTTGAACACATTCACAGTGGTACAGACCTGCAACACAATGTTGGAATATATTTCTTTTAAGTCACGGAATCGATCTAGATTCGCACATACTTCTTTCCACACCGCGTTTGATCTTTGATATTCAAAACGTTGTTCTACGTCATCAATTGAAAACGCAATTTCCACTGTTTTAAAATGACGCCAAATGTGTTCGGCTTTTTCGGGAAAAATAGTACCGTTGGTATTGTAGTGTATTTCCACTTGTCCAGCGATGCCACGGTCCACTATGCCTTGCAACATATCAAAATGCTGTTGAATCATAAATGGTTCGCCGCCAGTGAATTCAATGTAGCGAATGTCTGACAGGTGCTGTTCAATCTGTGTCCAAAACTGTGTGTTTTCTTGTGGCCAAGCACCAGCACGTAGCATCTGATATGAAAAAGATTCTTTCTTTTGTTCTGCAGGCGTGAATTGAATTTCTTCTGTGGCAAATTGACTAGAGCTCCATGAGCCACAGATTCTACATTTTAAATTGCAAATGTTGCCTAGTTTTAAATCCAAGAACATCAAGGGCTTGGCATCCGCAGTCCAGGTCTGTTCGCCTAGGATATGTTTGAGCCTGTCCAGGGTGTGCATGCGCTTTGATGTGCGACCTGCACGTTCTTCGTTCCAACATTTTCTACAGGTCTGAGGCCGTTTGCCCTGTAAAAACTGTTCACGCAGACTGCGCATGGCATTGGAATTTTGTATGTCAGCAAAATCTGCTGACAACAGACTAAATTTTTCCCCTGAGTCGTCCAGCAGCTCATCGTCGGCTAGACAACAAGGGCGTACAGTGCCAATGGGTGAGGCTTCTAGGCTAATCCAAGGTAGCACACAAAATTTATCATGTGGTATATTCATAGTAATGCTGATAATTCAGGAATGATATCTAAACAACGCTCATTTCTAATTTCATCTAGCTCGTTGGTTCGACGCCAGAATGTGTCGATTAAATGTGTGTTATCTGTGGCCATCATAAATTGAATGGCACTTTCAAATCCTTGTGTGGCTCTGCCCAATGGATCTCCCACTTGTTTCAGCCACATAATATGATTCAGATAAACAGTGCGTAATTCTTCTTTGTATTCTTTGGTAGCAATGTCAATTCTGTAGTGTGCGGGATCCTGTAGAATATTTACGTTTAAATCCTGTGGACGAATCAAACCGGCTGCTACCCATTCGCGATGAAAACCGGGTAAGTGTCGAGCATTTAATATGCTCAGCGTGGGACTGATATAAAAATCCACATCGGGACAGATACGTAGCATGTCTTTTCTATTTTGTATTACGTCTGCCCACACAGTGCCTTTGCGAATATATTCTGCTGGTTTACCGTGTGCATCTAAACTAGCACCCACTGCTACACTATCAAATTGTCGCCAATATTCAAATACACTGCGTCCCTTTAAATCGGTGTGTGTAAAATTGGTATTGTAGATCAATCGCACATCTGTACGCCCGCGACGTAGCAATTCTTCTAAGATATTGTAGTGCTCTTCCATGAGCAAAGGCTCGCCACCGGCAAAATAGATTTGTTCCACATAGTCTAAATGGGTTTCTAGCTGCGACCACATGTCTGACTCTGTGCGTCCAGCATAGTTCAACACTGAATTGTTGAGCTTCCATTCTGGACCTGCTAGCTTGGCTTGATCTTGATACCACTGGCTACTAAAGATATGTCCACAGCTACGGCAGCGTAGGTTACATAAATTGCTAAATCGAATATCCCAATAGGTTAATTCAAAAGGATTTTCTTCCAACTTCTTTATATGATGCCCGTGATGCTTGTTGGCTGAACGGCGTCCTGAAAAGAATCCCGCGGCTTCTTGTTCATAACAACGTGTGCAGGCAGCGTTCTCACGCTCATTGAGCATGTCTTCTCTGAGACGTTGCATGGGCTTGCCTGACCATATTTCTGCCAGAGTTTGTGTGCGACAGTTGCCCACAATTCCGGGTTTCATTTCAGCATGACAGCAGGGATAGGCTTCGCCTGTGGGATAAGCGTGTATGTGTATCCAAGGATAGATACAAAAGGTCCGTGAATCCTTTAATAAGAATTCTTCACGTTCAGTGAGTTCTACGGGCCGTACCAAGTCTGCACTGTTATACCGGTATTGAGTCATACCAATCCTTTAATTCGGGGAAATACTCAGCAAACTTGCGGCCACGACGTTGGTCGTATTGTTGATAAAATTGTCGGAAATCATTGTGTAGCTTGGGCATTTCAAATGCGTCCGAGTGCGGGGTCTTTACCACATCCAAATAATCAATTAATCGTTGTGTGTGATTGATTTCGTGTTCGTGCAAGTAACTGCGGCCACGATGATCAACCAACCATTGTGCTAGATATCTTTTGAATTGCTCTCGAAGATCGTCGGGTAGGACCAAGGGGCTTTGGAAACTAGGGAAACGCAGAATGTTCAGTGTAAAATTAATTCGATCTCGTCCGTAGGTTATTTTCCATTGTACCAGTTCATTGAGTAAACGTGGTAGAGTAGGCAAACAAAGAGCATTGATTGTGGCCATGACATGTACAGTGCGTCCTGCATTGAGCAAGGCCATGACATTTTGCCGCCACAGTGGGTAATCTAGCCCATCACGAATATACTCTGCTTGCTTGCCCACTGCTTCCATGGATGTGTATATTTCTACCGGCATGCCTTGTGTGGAATCCAGCAAGCGATAGACATCTACTTGTGGACCCAGATTGGAGTTGATGGCCAAACGAGTTGAGCTACGGCCGCGGTTATCCCGGAACCAGTCAATGAGTCTCCAGGTGTGTGCGGACATGAGGGGCTCTCCTCCGGTGATTCTAAGTTCCTGTAGAGTGCGATGTAGATCCGATTCCCACCACTCAAAAAATGCATCAATATACGGATTAGCTTCGGTAATCCGAAAGGGTTGAGCACTATCATGAGTGTGAGTAAAATGGTTGCGCCCGTCGCTGACCAACCCTTGATAGGGACCGTTACGCCTAATGTCGTTAACCCATGTTGTAGAGAACGCAGGATTACAATAGCTACAAGCAAACTGACAAGTGCGATCAAAAGCAATCTCCAGCGTACGGAGGTTAATGTCTGAATTGGGTGGTGTATTTCTAGCTTCATCCAAGGCCTCTATGGGATATATTTTGCTTTTGTAAACACGATCACTCACAGCGTCGCGACCCATGTCTTCGATTTTCCAGCAATATTCACAGCCTGCGGGACGCTCACCGGCTAGCATTTTGGCACGGTCGTCTTTCTTTTGTGGGGTATTGTGCAGCAGCCTAGAGTTGATTCTGACTTTATCTTTGTCGACCAAATGGGCTGGGGGATGATGGCAGCTTGTGGTCATGCCGCTACCTAACCAAATGGTAGCGTTGTACCATTTCGCTGCACAAAAACTGGGAGAAATCTTGTCTAAGACTTCATGCTTGAATTGCAAGTCGTTCATTTAAATATTGTTCTAGGTTCTGGGGAAGTTGCTGTCGCTGTTCGCGATTGAATTCAACAAGACGCTGTTGATTATATTTACAAATATCTCTTGTGGCGTCCCAGAATTCGGCCGCGCCTGTTTTACTGATCCAGGCGATAATGTCTATTATACGATTAATTCTATCCACTGGGCTATCAATTTGATCATATCGTTCGTCAATGTAGTTGTTGAATGTGCGAAATCCTGCGGCTCGCAGGTCCTGCAGGTATCCTGCATTTGCTGCCACAATAAATGGATGTGCCATTAATATGGGTTTCCAGATCTTTTCGGTGAAAAAGGTATAGGGATAATCATAAATGGTTTCTGCGACCACACTGAACCAAGTGTCTGTGTAACAACGTGGGTTCACTATGGCATCGCCCCAGGTGTTGTTGAACAGTTGATGCTTGACAAAACCTTGATCCGGCACAGCAGACAAATTGGGCACTGCACGTTCTATTTCATATTCCGGGGGCAACAAGCGTATGGGTTCGTGTTGATCCGGGGTCAGCACAGACGTAAAGCCCATTTCTACTTGACTGTTCAAACAAGTCCACAGCGCATGATCCAGCAGTCCCTGCTCACGCAGGCCATTGATCAACTGCTTGCGATGTGGGCGCAGGCGTCCATTTAAAAACAAAAACTCATAGGGCCTGCCATGCTTGTAATCCAACGCAGCCTGTATCTGTGCTGCTTTGTTTTCGTTGTATTCCACAATGTTGCTGAAGTAACAGTCAGTGCGACAATAATGCCAAGGCGGTTCTAAAGCGCCCGAAGTCAACAGCCCAATGCGCCCGTCTTTGACATAGTCTTTGATGACCAGGCGTTGTAACTGAAGCAACACAGTTTGACTGCCTTCAGCAGGATTGCTAAACACCACACGCCCAGGATATTGAGTGGCAAATTCAGTGATGGCATAGTAGTTTTCTTTGAGCACCACTCTGCCCACAATGTAAATGGCTTCAGGGTCTAGTTCCTGGGGCCACTGCCAAAAGCTACCATCGGCATAGGGTTTCAACAAGTCCCAGGTCTCGGCCCATTCATCCACAATGATTTTATGTTGTCCTAGCATGATACTCACATTCTGCCCACCAGGCACGCATTTCTGGAAACGCCTGTAAAAAATCAGTGCCCCGGCGACGATCGTGTTCACTAAAGAAACGATAAAAGTCTGCGCGGTCCTGGCGATGATCTATTTTTTGCCCCTCACGCATCCAAGCAATGTCTCTACGTAGACGCTGAACTTCATAGTCTCTAAAACCTACTACATCTGTGGTAATCTGCGATTGCATCCAGTCGGCTATGCGTTCTAGCTCGTATGCATAACTTTCTGGAAGAATTTGTAGGCTTTGCCAAGCAGGTTCACGTAACACTGGTGTGTCAAACCAAACACGCTGATGCGTTTTACTATAGTTTCTGCGCAGAGTCAAAATCCATTCCAACAAATCACGTAGTCCAGTCACAGTTAAATTGTTCATTGTAACAATAAATGTCAAACTGTTACGTTCTGGTGCTTCACTGAGGTAACGATTCACATAACTGGCCATGCGATAAAAATTCAAACCGTGGCGTTGATATTCTGCTTGCTCAACTCGACCCGAATCCAAGCTCACATACTGCATAAAGTGTTCAATGTTTGTTTTACACAACTGTTTGACATAGTTCAGATAGCGATCAAACAATTCGGGCTCTACTGAAAAATTTGATGTCACATTCAAATGTAAATCTGATTTGGGATTTTCCAGTACATAGTCAAACACTCTATAAGTGTTTCGATCCATTAGAGGTTCCCCGCCGGTCATTCTAAAATGTCTGAGGCTGGGATAAAGGTCAGGCCACCATTGCCAGAAAGCATCCACGTAAGGATTATGCTCGCGAGCCGGGATGGGTCGTCTACTACCAGTAAAATGATTGGGGTCATTGTGAGGATTACTAGTGGGATATGCTCCGTGCCTAGCAATTTCATCAGCCCAACTACTACTAAACTGAGGGCTGCAATAAGAACAGCGAAGGTTGCAAGCGTGATTAAAATTGACTTCCACATAACTTGGCGTCGCATCTTCTGATCCATTGCTGTTCCTTATTTGTTCAAAATCCACTGCGGCCCAGGGTTCGCCTGAGCGATAGTGGCGGTCCGACATTTGACCTAGGTCTTCCATGTTCCAGCAGTATTGACATTCGCTGGGGCGTTCATTTTTCAGCATGATCACACGCTGAGACTTTTTGTAGGCTGTGTTGTGCAGTCCTGCAGGATTGTTTTCTATGTCCGACAATTCAATCCTGTGCAAAGGAGGATGATAACAGGAATTGGTATGACCAGTGGTTAAATGCAAACTAACTTGTTTCCATTTGGCCAGGCACAGTGCAGGACCTAGATCCTTGCGCATCTGCTCCGCAGTCGACATAAACTTGCTTTGATCGCCAGCACCCATTACCAACCTTCTGCTCGGCGAATAACGTCAATTTCTCGAACCATGACACCTTGATTCTGCCAGTTCGAACGATAATGATATTTAAAAAATGCTGATTGTTCAGATTCCAGTATAGACATGGGCAAATCTAACTGTGTGCCCAATTCTGGGCCTAGTCTATTGCTCAACAGTCTGGGCTCTGAGTCTTTCACAGTTTCCCATAGTTCAGCCAAAGCATCAAAGCTCTGTACCAGTGTGTAATCCCATCCAGTGAGCATGGTCATGTAAGTGCCCTGGCGTGCGCCGGCCATGGCCCACTCACCATGTTCTACATCAGCACCTACATTGTGCCATATGGTCAAGTTATCGAGATTACGCAGTACTTGGCTTTTGAATTCATCAATCGTAGGACGACGCCCCCGCTGTAGGCACATTTTAACGCCTTCACGAAAGCCCGCACGCCACGCTTGGAAAGGCGAGCCGTTGGGGTAGGTCGTTGAAAAACAATCGTGCATGGCCCAATAAAGGGGATCGAAGCAAAACTCAACCTGTGTCTCCACTGATCCATCAGATGCTTCATGAGTCTGCATATTATTGACAAACTCTTTGGTCCAACTAGATAAGCCACCATTGCCATACATCAGTCCATTGATGTGATTGCGGGCACGCCAACGAAACACAGCGTTCTCATATTCTTCATTAGGAAAAACAAGCGTCTGATTAAAAAACGTTGGGTCGGGGATGTTGTCGCCATCGATGAGAATAAATCTGGCCGTATCTGAGGCCTTGGCCGCCGCTTTGTGAGCAGCATCGCTGCCCTTAACGCCATCCACCCGTTTTGCCCAAGGCACCATGTTCTTAATTTTAAC